AAACCATGAATCCAGAGTGGTACAAGATAGTTGTTGATGCTGGAGTTCAAGGAAAACATATAACACAATTCTTAATTGAATTGGGTATATCTTGGGAAGGACATTACAGATTATTAAAAACAAATAAAAAATATTCTGAAGCGTTTATGCAATATGAAAAATTATGTGAGGATTGGTGGTTCAATAAAGCCTATGAATCCATGAGTGAAAATAACGGAGCAGGATTTAATACAAGATTATGGCAAGTTATTATGACCAACAAGTTCAAAAAGAATTGGAAGAGTGAAAAACATATTGATGTTACAACTCAAGGAGAAAAGATAGATAACACAACTGGTCCAATACAGATTGAAATTATAAAAGCACAAATGGGTAATGATGGAACAGAAGGGGAGTCGTAGAGAACCAAAGATTGGTCGTAACTTTAATGTAAGAAATAACTTTGATAATATTGGTTTCACATCAGAGACAGTTGATAGTGTTAATTTCAAGTCAGTTATATTATCCATGAGAGCATGGTTTGTAGTTCATACTGACTACAAACCAAGAAGAAAGGTTGAAAAGTTATTAGAACAGATTAAATACACAATCAAGTTGAATATGGATAAACACATCTTCAAAGAAATGATGATTGATGTGGCAGAGATTCCATTTACATTTGAGACTCAAAAGAATGGTTATGTAACATTTGAATATACCCTATTTGTTAACAAGGGGGTTAAGTTTGATAAACAAGAAATTACTATGGCGATGAACGACTTGATTACAAAAATCCATGATGAATATTTCAATGAGACAATAGATTTTGATTGTTATAAAGAACGAGCAGAGTTCAATAGAAAAATAAATAATATATGATTGATTTAAGATTAGGGGATTGCTTGGAGGTATTGAGGACAATACCAGATAATTCAGTAGATAGTGTGGTTGTTGACCCACCATATCATTTAACATCAATAGTTAAAAGGTTTGGTAAAGAAGGTTCAGCACCAGCACAATTTGGAACTGATGGAGCCTACGCAAGAGCATCAAAAGGTTTTATGGGTAAAGAGTGGGATGGTGGTGATATTGCCTTTAGAACAGATGTATGGAGTGAGTGTTTAAGGGTATTAAAACCTGGTGGACATTTACTATCATTTAGTCATAGTAGAACTTATCACAGGATGGCTGTGGCAATTGAAGATGCGGGGTTTGAGATTAGGGATAGTATTATGTGGATTTATGGTTCAGGATTTCCAAAGTCCCATAACATCGGTAAAGCGATTGATAAGATTGAAGGTAATGAACGAGAGGTTGGTAAAAGCAAAGGAACATTTGTTAGTAGTGGAGGACAATTAAATGGTGAAAATACAAGAACAGAAAGATTTGAAACCAAAGGTAATAGTGATTATGAAGGGTGGGGAACAGCACTTAAACCAGCACACGAACCAATCTGTATGGCAAGAAAACCTTTAACTGAAAAGTCCATTGCGGAAAATGTATTAAAATGGGGAACTGGTGGAATAAACATAGATGGTTGTAGGATTGAATATAAAGATGGTATTGAAAATGAGTTTAGTGAAAGTTATTTAAGAAGTGGTCATAGTAAGTCGGAAGGTGATGATTTGATATTCAACATAAGTGGAAATAAAAGGGAAGGTGTTTATGTAAATCAAGAAGGTAGATTTCCTGCTAACATTATCTTTGATGAAGAAGCAGGTAAACTATTGGACGAACAGAGTGGTGTTACATCTGTAACTGGTAAAAGGTCTCAAAAAAGTATTGATAATTGTATTGAATCAAGAAAAAATAAAAAGGGTAATTCACAATGTGATGTTGGTGGAAACATAACAAAGATAACAGAATACGCTAATGATAAAGGTGGAGCATCAAGGTTCTTTTATTGTCCCAAAGTATCCAAGAAGGAAAGAGATATGAATATGAATAGTGATTATAAAGAACAAACATCAATAGGTTCAACTTATTCAGGAAATCAAACTACATCAAAATTGGGTGGAAATCCTGATAAACCAACTGAACCAAAAAAGAATAACCACCCAACCGTAAAACCTATATCCCTCATGGAATATCTAATCAAACTTGTAACACCAAAGGGTGGGGTTGTTATGGATTGTTTTATGGGTTCAGGTAGTACAGGGATTGCGGCAAGAAACTTGGGTTTTAGATTTTTGGGAATAGAAAAAGAACAAGAGTATTTTGATATTGCAAAACAAAGAATTTTACCATGAAATTTCAAGTAACGGAGGTATGGGAACATATCCACAACGCAGTAGAACAAGATAAGAGATACATCTTCTTAAGAGGTTCATCTCGTTCATCAAAAACCATATCTGCGTTACAATACATCGTCTTGGAGGCACTCAAAACCCCCAAGACAAGTATAACCATAGCCCGTGAAACTCAAGTGTCTTTAAGACATACAATCCTACCTGACTTTAAGATGGTGATGGAATCTATAGACCTGTGGGATAAAGGTGTATTCCAAAAACAAGAATTTGTTTATACCTTTGAGAATGGTTCAGTTGTTAGATTTATTGGATTGGATGACTCAACTGGTAAGTTAAAAGGTTTCAAGTCAGACATCATTTTAATAGATGAGGTAAATACGATAGACAAGAACGCATTTATCCAAATGGATATTAGATGTTCGAGATATATCCTATCACTTTATAACCCTGAAATACCTATTGACTGGTGGGGGTTGGAATATGAAGCCAAAGAAAATGGGTGTATGTTACACTCAACTTGGAGGATGAATAGTTTCTTGGATAAGAGAACAATTCAAGCCATCAAGGAACTTATAGACATTGACCCTGACATGGCAAAGATTTATTCAGAGGGTCTTATTGTTGAACCAAGAGAAAAGATATTTACACAACCAGAGTTATATGACGAACTACCAAGACACATCAAAGACAAATACTACTCAATAGATTTTGGATTCAGTAATGATGAGTGTGCTGTAGTGGAGATAAATGTTGATGGTAAGAACTTGTATGTTAAACAACTTATCTATCAACTTGGATTAACCAATGAAGATTTGGCATACAAACTCAAAGAGGTTGGAATAGACAGAAATGTGAATGTGGTAGCAGATTCAGCAGAACCAAAATCTATTGAAGAACTTAAAAGATTGGGGATAAATGTAAGACCTGTAAATAAGACCAGTATCTTATATGGAATCCAAAAGATGAAACAGTTCAAGATATACTTACATAATGAGAGTGTAGATTTAATCAGTGAGTTTACTAACTTTAAGTTCAAGAAAGACAGAACAGGAGCCATAACAAATAACACCATAGGTAAGGACCACTTAATAGATGCCTTGAAATATGGTATAGTACAATTTTTAGATAGACCAAAAACAAAAATAACAATAATATGAGCATAGAAATACAATTAAATGATAGGGTGATTAAAGTTCAACCTGAAATCACAATAGAACAATTCCAAAGATTACAACACAAAGAGGACTTGTATAAAACATCCATGCCAGACTTATTGTCCTTACTCTTAAAGGTTCCTGTAAATGAACTCAAGGATTTACCCTTAAATCAAATGGAATTCGTTCAGTCATACCTGATGTCCCAAATGACCGAAAGTTCTCTTAAAGATGAACTCTATAACATTTTCACACATAATAATGTTGAGTATGGATTGGAGAATGATTGGAGCAAACTTGCTTGGGGAGCATGGATGGATATGGAGGTATTCTCATCAGAAAAGATTGAAGAAAATATCCATTTGATTATGGCAATATTATACAGACCTGTTATTGAAAGAAAAAATGGTAAGTATAAAATTGCTCCATACAAAGCAGATGAGATTGAAGACAGAGCCTACGAGTTCAGACAACTACCAATCAAGTATTGGTTTGGGGCAAGCAGTTTTTTTTTTCTAACCGCAACAATATATACAACCAATATAAAGAATTCTTTGATGTGGACGAACAGAATCAACAACTGGATAGTGAAGGGGTGGGAGATACTCCCAAAATGGGTAAAAAAGAGGCTGCCTTTAGATACTATTTTAGTATCACATTCAACCTTGCAGGAGAAGACATTACAAAAATAAATCAAATTGACGAACTACCTTTATTACTTTGTTTGAATACTGCCTCACTTATGAAAGAGAGGGTACAAAAACAACAAGAAGAAATGAAGAAGATGGAGAAGCAGTTCAAACAATAAAAACACTATTTAATTATTATGGAAGAATATGTTTCAATTCATAAAATCGTATCACTAATAAAACAATATCAACAATCACAAGTGGGTATTGGATTAAACTCATTTGGATTTGGTAATATCGTGGAGTTTGGTAATACAAACAACACAGGTATGACCCCAACTTATCCATTTGTATTTGTAACACCACAGAACATTTCTTATGAAGAAAATATTGTAACCTACAATATGTCTTTAATCTTTGCTGATAGAATCAACGATGACTTATCAAATGAGGTTGATGTTGTGAGTGATATGGATATTCAAGCCAGAAGGTTTATGTCCTTTATCAAAAGGGGTATGAACCAAACACCAGACTTGTATAACAAGATGGATATTGTATTACCAACCAATGCTGTACCTTTCCAAGAGAGATTTAATGATTTCGTTGGAGGTGTAGCACTTGATTGTAACTTTGTGGTGTTCACAGATATTAACGCATGTGATTACTATGAACCTGAACCATCACCAACTCCAAGTAATACACCTGGACCAACAAATACCCCAACAATAACTCCAACATCTACTTTAACCCCAACACAGACACCAAGTTCTACACCAAATCCTTTATGTCCAAGTCAAATGTTGATTTCACGAGGAATAGGGGCTACACCACCTTTATTTCCTATTGGAACTTATAATAGATTATCTGTATATTCGGGTGGTAGTTTTACAGCGGCGTATGCTGTTGATAATTCTAATGTAATAACTTTTGGAGCAACACCTGATGGTAAAAATTATGCCACTTATGGTTTTGTAACTGGAACCACATATTACCAATATATCGCACAGATTAGTAATTCTACATCTGCCTTTATAAATTGGATTTCTATTCAATCAAATAATGATTATGTATTTAATGGTGGAACTCAAGTATCAAAAGGTTATGCTGTTTCAAGTGGAGCAGCTAATAACACACTATTTGATGGTTCTATTTATTATCCAGCAACAGGATTATCTAATTTTGGTACAACTAATTCAATCTATATTTCATATCCTATAAGTTGTCCTACACCGACACCTACAAATACAACCACTCCAACGAATACTCCTACACCAACTTGTCCTATATTTACAACACAATATCTTCGAACTGAAACAAGTGGTGGTAACAATATTAAACTAACTTTATTTGATACTTCTGGATTTACAGGAAACGCTAATGCTGTTTGTGATTATACAATTTCAGGAACTTGTCTTGAGTTTGGAATTACCCGAACTTGGAGCACAACAATGCAGTCAAATGACCATACACATACATTTTCAACAGGACTTGGAACAATAACAAATCCAATTACAACATCAATAATACCAAATTGTGGTTGTGTTAATGTTATACCAATAACAACACCTTAAAATATAGATTATGATTGAACAAAAGGTATTAAATGAGATTGCTGCTCTGTTGAAAGGGTCATTGGTTCAACAACTTGAAATACCAAGAGCATCGACAACTTATGGTGGACCAGGAAAACCTGGATTACCAAAACCAGTTTCAGGAAAATACCCAACACCAATATCACCACCAATAGCATCAGGAAATCTTATAAGAAATATTGATGTTAAGTTTGTTGAGAACCCACAATCAGGAATACCTGAACTTGTAATGGAGATGCCACTTGAGGGTTTCTTTGTAAATGAAGGTAGAAGACCTGGTAGATATCCACCTGTTGGACCTATAGATAAGTGGGTTAGACAGAAACAATCCATAAAAGGAATAAGAGATGCCAAAGGTAGATTTATTCCAAGAAAAACATTAGTATATTTGATTAGAAGGTCTATTGGAAAATATGGTTATGGTGGGAATGATTTTATCAACAAAGCCTATGATAAGATACAACAACAAGTCCTTGAAAAGTATGGGGATTATGTTGCGGGATATATGGAGTTCTCTATAAACCAACTTATAGACAAATTAAGATAAGAATAAAATGAGCATAGTAATATTACACCAACCACCAACATTTCAGCCTGTATTAACTGATGGGTTGTTTTATACAATTTCAGCAGATACAATCAACAATTATAGATTTAGATACACTTATGATTTGTATGTAAATGGGTTAAATGTATTTCAAGGAAAAGCAACACCAAACCCTTATGGACTTGGAGTTATTGATACATCAAGAATATTAAAAACCTACTGTGAAAATAACCCATTTGGTTTATGGAACACAACACAAATCTATCAACACCAAACATTCCCATTTGCTGCACCTTATTCTGCCGAGACAATTAACTATGAGATATACTTTGGTTATGAATACTCATCAACAGAATTGGGAGCTGTAACAGGTTTTACAGGTTCAGGTAATACACAAGGTCCACCAAGTATTCCAA